GAGTAATGTATCAAGATCTCTTGTTTTCATAATTAAAATTGGAGATTTGATTGGTCTAGTTTTCTGAGAACATCATCTCTGTATGCCTCATCTGTATCATAATGTGGGTCATTCATAGCTGACATCAATTCTGCCTGCGATCTAAATATACCATCATTACTACGAGGTGCTCTACCTTGTAAAGTTCTACCCTCGTTACCAAAGGCATCATCATACTCTGCTTTTAGACCTTTCAAAGCTAAGTTAATAGCTTCTACATTTCCTGATGCAACTAAGTTGTCATAAGCAAGTACTTGTTTTTCAGGTAAATTGTTAGCAGCCCAAGATACAATATTAGTATATTGTTTCTCGCCACCAACAGAGTTCTGAATTTGATTTACCTGTGCATCAGGTATGTCTACTTCCTGCTGTTGTTGTGCAGGAGCATTTTTAATTGACTCAACATAAGCATTGACTAAATCAGTGCTGCTCATTGCTGAAAACTTTTCAATAGTTTCTGGTGAAAGAGTGTTTTCGTTTCCGTAATACTCCTCTGAAGCTTGCATTATTAAGTCGTATGCTGGTGAAGTTTCAGTAGTTTCTTCAGATAATTCCGAATCATCTGCCTCTCCTTCTCCTTCGTCAACTTCTGTTTCTCCTTTTCCAAGTTTACTTTGTAACTCTAAGTATGCTTTTTCCAACTCTTGTGGGTTGTTGTATTTTCCTGCTAGTAACCCTTCTTGTTCTGCTACTAGCTTTTCTCCAACTTCAAGAGAGTCCTGTTCTTCGGGTGAAAGAACTTCTGTTTGTGGAGTATTATCATACGATAGTGTTTCTGCCATTATTCCTCAATAGGTGGTTCTTCTTCTTGCATAGCTGCTTGTATGTCTGGGTTCTTAGTTGGATCCATCAAAGGACTACCAGCAAATTTACCAGCCTGTTGCACTAAAGCTTGTTGCTGTTGTGCTTGCATCTGTGCTTGCATCTCTTGGTCTATCTGTTGCTGACTCTTAATAAGATTCAACACGTCTATACCTTGAGCTGCTGCTAGTCTGCGTATAGCTTCTAGCGGTTCTACAAACTTCATCAAAGCTTCTGGTCCTAATGTCTGTGCAATAGTACCAATAAACTGTGTTAATGATTCTCTATCCTGTCCTCTACCTAATGCATTTATACCAGCTACGATTGTAGGTCTGACTATATCTTTAGGTAACTTAGGTATCTCATTGCTACGTTGTAGAACTAAGAGTGTACGATTTAGATAAGGTATTAGAAACTCAATAGTTAACAAACTAAATATACCACCTAGCTGTTGTTCAAGTTCTAATTGAGTGAGTCGTACCTCCTCTGCTGTTACTCGTTCAGCTTGTCTTATATTCATCACTAAGAATGCTTCGAGTAATCTCTTCTCTATCTGATTAGCCATGTTTGCAGCAGTAGAGAAATCGGCTGTTTTACCCACTTGTACTACCTGTACGTCTTCTGCACGTCCAGATACAATGGCACCATTGCCAGCCTTAGCAATAGTCTGTGGCTTAGTTGTGGATGATGGGCTGACTAGAAATATTACTTTCGACGCTGCTGCTGCTCCTTCAACAAGTGCTTGAGATAATCCCTCAACTGTTTTAAGGTCTCCGAGGAACTCCTCGACTCTGCCTCTGCCATAATCTTCTCCGTCAACTGTATTGAATCTGAGCACTAACCACGGACTTGCATTTTTAGGTGCGGTACTACGACTACCGGGAATAATTTTATCAAATGCTTCCTGATACCATACCCACCTACCATCAATTAATTTAACACAAGTGTATACTTCTATGTCATCCTTGTCCGTAGCTTTTGTCTCATCTACTACCCCTTTTTTTGGTGATGAATCCGGGATATCTATATCCATCACTTTTCTATTGATTAGTTCTTTAGTAACTATCTCTAAAACGTTGCCGTTCCCATCACGAGAAACAACGTATCTTGAAAGAGGATAATTTTTCAGACCATCTTTACCCATAAATATAAGGGCGTTACCACCAACGATCAAATGCTTGAGTGCTTGATGAATAGTTACTCTGTCATTTGAGGCTGCGATATATTCCATTATCATTCTCTCCATTTTGGAGAAGGATAGGTCTAACTCTCCTTTTACCTCTGGCGTAAACTCTTCGCCCAGTTTATCTTCTCGTAGCTGTAGCTTGAAGAAGCTAGTCTGGGGAGGAAGTATAGCAAGCATAAGTTTTGCTGCAAGAGTTACAACACACTTACTACCTATGCTTTGCCATGGTACTTTCAAAGATTCGTGGTTTGGTCTAGACGATAGATCGTCTTGAATTAGATAAGGCAACGTAAGTTCTGAACACTCAACTGCTTTGTCTAGAAATTCTCTACGACCTGTAGCTAACTGTTCATATCTCTCACGTGCTGTCATCATTGATTGATTCCTCCGGCTGGACCAGATTGTCCAGTGTTAACTTTTGACCCAAGAGGTACTCTAAGTTGTGAAGTGCCTGAAGCAAACTCACCTTTAGCTTTCTTGGATTTAGCTCTCCTTACCTGTGGGTTCACTGCTTTTTCCATTGGTTCAGGAGTTGGCAATGGTGCAGGAGGTGCTGGGGGAACTGGTGGTGGTGGTGGTAATGGTGCGGGTGGTGGTGGTGCGGGGTTACCGCCTCCGAATATACACATTAAATTTCGTCCTCTTGTATGGATTTTATGTAATCAATCACACTCGCTTGTCCAGCTCTGTACATGATTGATTGTATATCTTCTTTTGGGTGAATAGGTTTCCACCCAAAGTTTTGCTCTAGCTTATCGACTAACTCATTGAGTCTTTCGTTATGTAGCTTAAGAGTATTGAGGGAGATTGACATTACTATGTTCAAAGAATGCAGGCATCCTAGCTGCCTTGGTTTGTTGGAACTCTGGCGCTTTGCCTTCGTACATTAATCTGTCACTAGCATCGAGCCAAAATTTTTTGTTCAAATATCTATCGGCACTTTTACCGAGTGGTTCCATGACCCAGTTTATAGTAGCTTTACGTAGCATGTCAAGAGATTTACTAGGTTTTAATCCTAGCTCTGTACATACTAAACTGTTTGTAGCCACGTGTACTTGCTCATCTCTGGAGATGTCTGCTGATACTGTACGTAGCCCTGCGTCTCCACAGAATCTAAAGAACGGTAGTAATACAAAAAAGATTGCTCTTTCTGCTACTAACGCCTTACAAATTGTGTGGTCTGGATGTTGTTCCCATGCTGCACGTAAGCGCAGTGCTTCAGCTTCGGCTTTTTCATCGACGCCTAGTGCGTTGGTGATGTATCCAAGAGCGAGGTCATGTTTAATCTCGTCTTTTACGTTCGACTCTAGAAGTGCTCTAGCAGTGTCGGGAACTTCTTTATCAAGTGCTTCTGTAATGAACTCGCCAACTGGTAACTCCATATGGCGTATTGCAAGAGCACGGTAGATGGTTTCTTCTGCACCTTCTTTTAGTTTTCCTTTAGATGTTTGTACTGGTGTCCACGTTCTTTTACGGGACAATAACTTTATATATGGATTCATTGTTGACAATCACAAGAAATTTCGTCTGGTTTGTTACTCATTATACTTGCTAGGTAGTCATCAACAGCAGTGTCGTCCAGTGCTGCGTAAGCATCTGTCTTATCCTGTGTATCTCCCATCACTTGCAAACTATAATAGAGAGAAGTTTGTGGACTATCAAGCCACTCTTCTATAAATGCCTCATCGTAAGTCACCATGTCACTCCAACTGTTGAAGCTATAGCCATGAAGCAATCCTGTTCTGTCAAGCATAATCATTATCTGATCTGCTACTTTTTTATAATTATCCCATCCTACTTCAGATGCGATCTCGACGTTGCCATATTCTACTGTTTCTACACCAAACTCCCCTGAGTCTCTATCAACAGTGCGTGCAATAGGTGGTGCTATCTCAGGTGTAGAAGTGAATCCATGTATGTCTCTACTTCTATAAGAACAACTAGCAGTTGGGGCTATAGCAAATGCCCGTTCCATCTTGTTCTCTCTTGCTATGTTAGCAGCTTCTTGTATGCCGAGGAAG